TTCAAATATAAGGTTGCTTATTGTTACTCTCAAGCTTTGGGACTTCAAGTTCCCGAGAATTCTTTGAATCTGGTTGAAGCTAAAGAATGGTGTGGTATCCTACTACACGGGCGATTTAGGAAATTTATGAGAAAGCTCCAAAAGGATGCTTATCCTAAATGGGAATCCCTTATTGAGTCGATTTCTATCGGCCTCAAGGGTGGTCTTCCCCGGCCCGGTGAGGAGCGGGTTTATCATTCAGTTTGTAAAACTTTAAATAAGCTTTTTTTCGTTCCACAAACTGCCGCTGCTTCCGACGAGGCTTTGAATTATCAGCCTTTACGATCCTATGCACACAATGAAGTAGATTGGTACATTGGTCATAAGCTCCTTGATTGGGAGTTTGACCGTGCATCTAAATCACGTCTTCAACAGGATGACCTCGAGGTAGAAAGAAAGTACTATCTCGAAGAGTCGTCACGTGTTTTTGAGGGACCTCATTCCAAGGTTTGCCGTTATGGGTTGAAATCCCAGCGGAAACAATGTGGAAAGTGGGTTTCCTCCATTCTCACTGATGAAGATCTTCTAAGTGAAGTTGATAGGACCGTCGCGGAAGTTTTTGGGAAAAATCAATTGTTTATTGATGATTTGGTTAATTTTACCTTTCCCTCAACCTCAGCTAACTATGTTAACGGTAGGAAGGATGGTGGTTCTGTTCCGGATGTACAAGAAATTATTGGAGAACTCTCTGAAGTTATTAATTTTCTGGAACTCGAAAAATTTGAAATTGGCTTGAAAACCAACACTGAGAAATATCGTGTTTGGTGTGATGACCTTAAATCGTTTCAGGACGACGAGCGCTTCGTTGTGCGGTCTGACCTGCAAGGTTTAAAAGACTTATATAAAGAAGTCTACCTTGCTTGTGTCGATAAAGCACGCGATGAAAGCAATCTCGTTACTCCTGTAGGTCTTCAAGAAGCCCTGAAGGTTCGTATTATTACGAAATGTCCCCCGATTCTCATGTTTGTCATGAAACCCTTACAAGCCTGGATGGCTAGAATTATCGGAGAGCACCCCGTCTTTAAGTTGACGACGTGCCCTGTTGATCATCTGATCATTTCCGAGACCTATCCAGATCCCTTGAAGTCGGGTTGGCGATATCTTAATGGTGACTATAGTGCCGCAACGGATAATTTGAAATATCAGTTTTCCGAGAGGGCAGCCCGTTCAATCGCAAAAAAATCATTTTTCAGATGAAGTTCATGAAACTGGCCTTGAGGCCCTTTTTGTCAAAGCACTTGTTGGCTTTGGCTTTGAACTTAAACTGAATGAACACCAATGTTGGTGGATTGCGAAAACGATGGAGGAAAGAATTGGTCAGTTTATGCAACAAAATGCGTGGGCCAAAGGTTTTAAAAAAGCCGATGGAGACCTTGACTTAATGCCTCAATATAGTTACAATAAAATAAGATTTAACGGTGATATTGAATACCCAGTCCTTTACTTTTCTCAAAAAGATGGACAACTAATGGGTTCCGTTGTTTCGTTCGTTGTGTTATGTTTGATCAATGCTACATTATGCCGTTTGGCGATTGAGACTGGTGATGACCCTGATAGCAGAGGTTATTTGAAACCCCGAAAGCTCTCAGAATGTCAGTTATTGGTCAATGGGGACGATTGTTGTTTCCCCGCAAACGAACGGATTCGCCGATTATGGGAGATATTAGGAAAGCGTTTTGGCTTGGAGCCAAGTATTGGCAAGTATTACTTTGCGGAATTTGTC